TCCTCGGCAGAAATATACTTATCTTGCTTAGAACGGTATATCTTTTTGAGGTCTTTTGCACTAAGTCCGGTTTTTTCAATGATATTCTTGTCAATTATTTTTTGTAAACGAATAGACTCAACCATATTTTCTTCGTGCTCAGTTGTCTTACCCAACGCCATGTAACCAGCTTCATGCCACATGTAAGAAGAACTTTCAAAACAAAAGCGTTTGTGGCCATTGATTGCCATAATAAACCCAGCCGACATAGCACAACCTGTTGCAATGGTATGGATTGGTGTGGTGCAATTACGCATTATTCCTACGAGTCCGAGACAGGCATATGCATCACCGCCCGGAGTGTTTATGTAAAATTTAATTGGTTCTGGGGTGTAATCTAAACCAAATACAGCAGCATGTTTCTTTAGACGTTTATCGTGACTTTCGATTTCAACTATTATTGCGGAAATCTCCCCAATAGTTTCTTGGGTTACGTCAGTATAGAAGAATATGTTTCTTTCAAGGGGGTTTTCAAGGTTCATAGTAATTTCCTTTTATTTTAAACTGTTTTTGTTATTTGCTGCGAGATTAATATATCACATTTGTAACAGTATGTAAAGGTGTTTGACAAACCCATTTTAAAAAATTATACTATCAAAACAACATAGGAAACCACATGAATACCACATATAAAATGCCGTATGAATATGAACTACTTGAAGATTTCTCCCCTTTCAAGAAAGGAGATATGTTATGTCTTTCACGCAGAACTGTCATATACAATCCAAAATACCATGCATTCAATCATCCCGAAAAATATGAAATTGTTTTTATCCCAATTGAAAAGTTGAAGAAATTATAAAATGTATCTTTTTACTGGAATGATGAGAGTTGTTGATTCTAGAAGTGATTATAGAATAAAATTGATCAACATAAAGTTTAGCAATCCATTGTGGTTATCATCAATTGATGAAGTATTTGTATTCAAAAAAACTATTGATTTGATTTATAACCCTAAAGGCATTACAGTTGATGATTGTGTATTATGGATGTTGAAAAATAATCCATACAGTTCTAAATGATTTTTACACCAAAAACAATTAGGTGTAAAAATCATTTAGAACTTATTAATAACTCCATTGACACAGACGCAGAGGGGACGTATGATGACTAAAGAAAATATGAACGGTAATAATCCGGTAGTGATTGAAATTGATGATGTTATTGATACCACAATTTATTTCAATTGGGGTGGAAACGGTATTGGTTTTGGACAACTGGATATTAGAAATGTTGACGGTAAGTTTATTTGTTATAACGAGTGTATGTCACGTCAACAGGTTCGTGAATTGTTGATTGCATATGCCAATCATATGGCTGATATTGTTGAACTGACAGACCCTAATGAAAGTTCGAAAGGATTTGAAAAAATACCACCAATTATAAAAGGTGTTGTCAAAGTTTGCATGGACTTCTTTAGTTTTAAAGAAGGGGCATATGTTGAGAAAATTGGAGATTTCATCAAGAATACAAATGGTGATATGCTTCAATGTAAAGATATTCCTTACGGTGGAACTATACCCATTCGAGGTTATGTTACTAAAGAAGAACTGTTGTCACGCAACAGTGTTTAAAGTATCATTAAAACCTCATAGGAGGCGTTTCTAGGCGCTTTAAACATTTGACAATATCTTTGCTCATATAAAACAAAAAGGCGCTTTAAGCGCCTTTTTGGTGTGTTTAAAACGATATTAAACAGCGTTGTTAAGAATTGCGATTGCTTCATCGAACGACAAGGTTGCTCCGACATTAATGAAGTTCAATTCAATGAAGTTGATAGAATACTTAGGTTTGATGTATATTCTACCCTTGAACTGATTCAATGCAACAACTTCTGGGGTGTTAACCTTTTCAGAAACGTCGATTGCATAATCTTCAACGCCACGACCAGCTTTAACACCACGCAAGTATTTGTCGATGATACCATAAACTTGTGTACGTGTAGAAGCATCATTGAACTCGAACAATGCAAAACGTGCAGCATTTGCAAGAGTCTTTTCAATAACGATGAACAATCTTCTAGTTGGTATACGGTTAAAGCTTGAAGAAATGTTTAACAATGTCTTGTCACCATAAATCATCGAGCCAATTCCGGGGAATGTAACAACAGGGTTTACACGGTTAGAGTACAATTGGTCACGTTGGGTTTCATTCGGATTGAATGCCAACTTGACAACATTGTTCAATATACCACGCTGTTCACCAGCAGCAGAATACCAAGGGTCACGTAAACGATCTGTACGTGCATAACATCCAGCATGATCACCAGAAGTAGGAATCCACCAGTAACGGTCATTGTACTTATCGTACATATATTTCCAACCTGAATCTAATTCAGCATATGATGTTGATGGTAATTCATTAACATCTTTTAGTATTTCACGGACTTCATTGCGTGGATTGTTAACAACGGATTCACGACGACACGAGAAAAATACCATAGAGTCACGACGTTCTTCTGCAATATTCTGAATCAAATAGTTAGCTAAAACAGCATTAGGAATACCTGCTGCGTCTTTAATAGAACGCCAGTTGCCAATTATAATTGGTGCGTCAGTTTCTTCTGGGTTTCTGAACAAATCGTATCCAGTTATATCATCATCAATACCCATAGTGTCAAATGAATCGTCACCACCAACTAATACTAAACTATTAGCAACCCAATCTGTACCTTGCGCATCAGTGTCTGTAGAGGCTTTCAAAAATGGGATACCGTCCAAAGATGCAGAACCCAATCTGATATAAACAGAACTTGTATTAATGCGGTTTAACCAATAATTACTTGTCCCATCCAAGTTCTTAGCAGTAGAGCTAAATGACAAGTTGGTAAACTTCTCAATAAGTGAACCAGCAGTACCAGTAATTTGACCCAATGCGTCATAAACAACAACGTGTATAGACTCGTCACTAGGAGCCAAACCAATAACGTTACTGAATCTCCACAAACGACTAAACTCAGTTATAGATGGGTTTGACAAACCGGAAGAATCTTTATAATCACCTGTCGAAACAGTACCAGAATAAAGTTTATCTATTTCAATTATATCAACAGTTTCAACGATAGCATCGGCGGCAGCACCAGTACCATTACCTACGAAAGCAACAGTAGCACCAGCACTATAACCAGAGCCACCATTTGTAACCGTAACGGACGCTACAGCATAACCTAAAGTAGCAGTTAACGCACCACCAGTACCTGAACCAATGCCTGTGAATGTAACAGTTGGTGCAGTTTTATAACCAGCGCCAGCATTTGTTATGTTGATAGATGTAATTACACCTGAACCATCGGTCGTAATAGTACCAGTCGCAGGTGTAGTTGGCGTTCCACCAGAGAATACTAACGCACCAGTCGCAGAAGCAGTGTAACCAGAACCAGCATTATCAATTGCAATAGCTTTAACTGAACCAGTAGTTGCTAAAACTGCTGTTGCAGAAGCACCTGTCCCAGCGCCAGTCAAAGATACTGTTGGTGCTGCGGTATAACCTGAACCACCATTGGTCAAATTGATTTTTTGGACAGAATATGCACTACCTAAAGTAATACCCTTAACCTGATAGCGATTACCATTAATAACCATCCAGTCACCAAGATCGAATATTGATCTGGCAGATTTTGTTGCTGCTGCTCTAACATAATAAACTTTTTTATCACGTGAGAAATAGAATAAATCCTTATTGACATATTCATTATTCACGTTGTCATCATTATATTTTGCGATCAAATCAATTTCATATTTGTATTCATCGGAAGTGGCAATAGTTGCTGAGTTTGTTACGAAACCAACACCAATACTATTACCAAGCTCACCAGAATAACGTGCAATAAATGTATTTGATGCCAAGTCACCATCTGATAAGTTGGTAAAATGATCATCATTCAAAATTGTTATTGCACTTTCGGCAGTAGATGTAAGGGTTACGCCGCCATCTATAAGACCATTATATTTTACAATAACAGTAGCATTTTTGTTCAAATATGTTGAACCATTGTACGATGCCAAACGTACAACGTCTAATGCGCTTGAGTACGACAAGTATGAAGCTGCGGTGAAAAAGTCAATAGCGTTGTCAGCATTAGTACCGGGTGTACCAAAATAGACTCCTAATGTCTCTTCATTAGCTATACGAATGCGCTCAAGGCATGGCCCCCAGCGGAACTTGCCTGCAAAACAACCGTTAGTTCCTACAAACGGTTCTGCTATACCACTAAGGTCAGTTTCTTTTGTGTAAACACCAGCGGATACTGAAAATGTCATGTCACTTCCTCTTTTTAATCCTAAAATTCCTTTATCACTATTTAACCCATCTGTTTGTATTTCAAACATTAGGTTCCTAACGTCGATATTACCTTCATCATCACCGGCTATTATAGTGACGCTATAAACTATTCCTAATTGTAACCCTGTGAATTGATATGATCCATTTGGAGATAGATTTAATCCCCCTTGCCCAAAAAATGTTAATATATCAACTCTAGTTGCGTCTTGGGTTGTATAAACAAGTTCTACGGTTCTTTTATCAATTTGATTTAAATTTGCAGTTAATATAACAGGCAAAACATCAATTTCAATTCCAGCGTCAAATACTGTATTAGTGTTATTTACAACACTTGATGATATATTTATATCAGACGCAATTAAATCAAATGATTGATTTTCACTGGTGCTAATCAATGGTTCATTATATGCAGTAACAGTAACTGTATATGGGTTTAAGGCAGCAAATGCATTTATACTTAAACCATTAAAAGTATATGTTCCGCTTGCTGGTGCATTAAAATCTGAATATACTATTACGTTCAATGCGTTAGTAATAACTATCTCAACATGATCAATCGCATCAGAAGACCATGATATTGTCATGTCATGACTGTCTAAAAATAGAATATCTGATAAATTTAAACTTAATATTGGTCTTGGTAAAACTGTAATAAATGGATTCCTGTCAACCGCACCCAATACTGTGCCATCTTCTGAAAAATCAAAAATTACTGTGTACGGGATAGTGCTGTTATTTGTACCATCAACTTCTAATGTTATAACCAAACGGAAAAAATCATCGGTGCTAAAATATGATACCGGAACTTGACCAACTACAATTTGTTGCCCATTATATTCAGCAATGATATTTTGTGTAATATAATCATAACCAATTAGTATAGGTGAACCCGGTATGGGTTCACTACTAAATGACACATTATATTCATTGAAATAGATATTGCTACCACTATATGTGTTAGCTAATGTGGATGGCATATTATACCCTTAAAGTTTTACATATTTAAGGTGTATAATGTGCTGTTACATAACCACTAAGAGTTTGACCTCCGGTTGGTACGTATCCTGACCCATTATCAGATATCGTAACAGTTGCGATGCGATAACCAATAGCAGCAGTGAATACAGCAGATACCGTTGGTGTACCTGCTCCGGTGAATGATAAGCTTGGCACTGTTAAGTATCCTGACCCACCATTTGTTATCACCACACGTCTTACAATGCCACCAACAATATAAACGTTACCAGCCGCACCTGTTCCAGAACCACCAGTGAAAACTAGAGGATATGTTCCGTCAGTATAACCAGAACCGGCATTATTAATAGTAACATAATCATTCACCGATTTTGTCGAATCTATAGTTGCGGTTGCAACTGTAGTATGACCACCTGTACCAGTAGGCCCACTAAAAGTTATTGTTGGTGTTGATGTATAACCTGAACCAGTTTCAATTATAGTAACTGATGTTATAGCATAACCAATAAATGCAGTTAATACGGCAGCCACTGTTGGTGTTCCGGGGCTTCCACCTATTCCTATAGTTGGTGATGTTGTGTATCCGGAACCGCCATTAGTAACTGTTGCCGATGTAACAACACCACCAGAAATAGTCACTGTACCAACCGCACCTGAACCTCCCCCACCAGTGAATGTCATTGGATATGTTCCGTTAGTATATCCAGAACCTGCATTTATGATGGAAACTGTTTTATTAACAGACTTTGTAGAAGCAATAACAGGGAATAATGCAGCGCCCTTTGTTGAACCACTGGTAGACACTGTTATGGTAGGCATCGCCATAAACTCAATCCAACCCGATCCAGTTAAAACTTTTACTTGGCCTGTTGTTAAAACTTCTGCCGCTGTTTTATAAACCAATGATTGTGCAACACCATTGATGCTTATTGCAGCATCACTTACTAATGTGGTTGTTGTCAAACTATTAAACTTGCTATTAAAATATCCACTTGATGTTGAAACATTACCTGCTTTAACTAAACGGCGTGGCTCAAAATATGTAAGTTTAATTTCATTGAAGCCTAATGTTTTTGAAACATTAGATGTTAATTGAACAAATGGATATAAATTTCCGGATGTTGCAGTTGGGAATGCGTATGCCAAAACCCCATCAACATAAAATGATATTTTATTTGCGGCATCCCTAGAAATTGATATCACACTGTCAATAGAGGGTAATTGACCATACACATAACTAGATTGACCAGACCCTGTAAACGCCAAATTTCCTGTTGTTGCATCAACATATGCATATGCAGTATTGGCTGAGTATGTAGAACCACTATATGTACAGACCCCCATTCTTCTTTCATCGGCAAAGGCAGATGACGGAACTGGCATTGATGAAAACTTAAACTTTAATGTAAATTGGGTGTTATCTGGTATTACATTATCACCTATAAATTGGGTCGAACCATTTTCTTGTCCAGAAAAAGTTCCTTTCTTTTGTGTTCTTAAAGTAGAGTTTAATGCAGAAGTATTGGGTGATACTTGACTAAAGTTTACATATTCATCAATTAATTGACCATAGTATGCATTTGGCACTAATGTTGTAGTACCACCCATATTGACATTATAGAAGTCTGTTATTCTTTCCACTTGACTTGGATAATAATTAAACTTAAATGTATAATCAGTTGCGTTATCTTTCATCAACCCATCACCAACAACAAATGACATAGATTCACCTGCTACGAAATGAGGGGTTGTTGTTCCGTTAACAAATGATATTTTTAAACCGTCCAAAAATGTCTCAGAACTGGTATGACATGTTTTTGCATTGGTATTTCCCAACACCCAATTACTACCATCCCAACCATATGATTTCCAACAAACAGATTTATATGTGTTGTAATTTGTAGATGCCGGGTCAATTATCAATGGAGATACTGAGAATCTACCCAACGCTTCTAACCAATAAACCATCATATTAGATGTTTGTAAGTATACAACAGGGCATTGACCATTAACACATAAGTCTCCATTATTAGAATAATATGTTTGTATTGCAGTCGTAGTTGTGTCAACTGGCCAAACTTACAGAAAAACTCGGCGCTCGTTGCTGTTACGGTAGACGGCAACACTGAAAAATTACTTCCATTAACAAAGAATGCTGACGTGACATTATTGGATGTTGAGCCTGTTAATACCGGATAGGTTCCTCTTGGAGAATATACGTTTGATGTACCAAAAAATGCACCATTAACACCTGCAACACTAGCAGGTAATGCACGAATAACACTGCTAATAGTCCCGCCTGTTTGTTTTGATGTCCATGATACAGGTGGTGTCGCACCAGACCAAGTACACATATAAAAATCATATGAAGAGTAAACACCAGATGAAACGCCTTGGTTTATGTTATAAAACCAATACCCATTCACACATTTTAAAATGTCTGATCTTGCTAATAAGTTTGCAAGGGTATATGTTGTCGATATACCAGTAGTCATTGGGGTTGTCGTTAATGTACTTCTTTCCCACCACACATATGCAGATGCTGAGTTACTAGTTGAAGTTGGCGCAACACCTAAAACAAACAGAATTCTATCATTTGCATGATCTGGGTCAACACACATTGCTCCGACGTTAGACCAATTTGAGTTGGTTATACCAGTTGCCGTAAATCCATTACTAGTGTTATAGACTGTCCATGACCATGTAACGCCGGAATCTGCGGTAATGCCTTTACACAAACCACCTTCAAACAAAACCCATAAATCACCATTTGTTTTAACATCTATTTGATATGCTTTTGACGAATCGACGCCTGCGCCTATAGTTGTTAATTGTGTTACAGTGGTGAATGTTGGGTCTATTTTCCACAACCCTGTTGTGGAACATGTGACGAAAATATATCCGTTTGAAACAGCAACGTCAGAAACATTGGCGACAGGTAGTGATGGGGTTGAAGCAGAGTTCAAAACCAATTTTTCCCCGGTTTCAACATTATAAATTGCGATAGCTGCTTTTGTTCTTAAACAAGACGCTGTAACAAAATGTTTTATATTGTCTGGTGTTCGAACAGTTGTCCCCCCACTTATAACTTTGTCAAATGTAAATGTATCTTTAAAGTCATTACGATGGTAACATAAAATATCGTTTGTCAAACCATCTTGAGGCAATATGGCATCACGAGGGCAATATGTATTTTGAACAAAACCACCAGTAAATGACAACTTATCTATTTTATAAGTGGCAGTAGACTCAGTTCCACCAGATACAAAATTAATTTTGTATAGCGATGGATACGGTGATTGAATCCAACTTGACGCATCTAAAGAAATACTACCTTTAGATGATCCCAAACTGTTCAAATCTTGAAATGGCCCCGGAGCAGAAGAGGTCTGTTTGAATATGTTTTGAATAGGTGATGTGCCATCTGGTAATACCTTTTGGTTTGCAAATGGTGCATCTAAAAAATCTATAGACGAACTACTTGATATATAAGCATTAGTTGTACTTTTACTGTTAAATAAAGTTAGAGAGCGAATGAATGCGCCCATTGAGTTTATATCAGTGGCAGCATATGTTCCGGCTGCTTGTGAAGCATTTTGAAAAATTGATTGATTTGTTATATTAATTATACCCATATCAGACATTTTGCTCACGAAATTAACAGTGTTTCGTGACAATCCAAATGGTTTTGCCTTTGTCATATTATTCACGTCATAAAAACTACTTGCCCCGAAATAACCATTTGTGTTAAAAGGAACAACAGTACCACCATTTGAAGTTGCTGTAAACAAACTTCTCATCAATGCATAATAACTATCAGATATAGTTCCACTACCACTAACAAGATCATCCAAATATATCTTATAAGTAACACGCACAACGGTAGAGGTGTCTTGTATACACGGTGTTGTCAAGCGTAGATTCGTTAAAGCCGCATCCATAGAAGCGCCACGAGGCCCGGAAGCATGCCCATAATACGAAATACTTACACCTACACCATAAATTGTTCTATTTGATGTTGTTGGTAATAGATCGGCAACGAATGTAACATAATCTTTATCGCCGGGCAAAGTTTTAGCAACGAATGTTGGATATCCAACATTCGTGTTTACGGCAGCGGTGAATGGTAAGCTATAATTAGTTATATCTTGCTTAAAATCGTAAGTAGCGAACAATATTTGCCAATACAAAGATGGCGTGCCTGTAGCTGGTGTTGTATTTGGCATACTATACACAGCATTATTAATAGATAAAAAGGACGCACAAAGAATTGGCCAGCAAATATCATTAAATTCTGGCTCAGTTGTTTCATATACTTCATTGGTGTTTATATCTATTTTTTCAATAGTAACTACACCCGTAGCGCCAATTTGATTAGACGATGGAAACAATTCCTCATTCGTTTCATTTGTATATTCATTTATTTTTACAAGAGTGTTCATGTCATTTTTTATCTTTTCATTCATTATTAGCCACCTATTACTGCGCCATTGTATCTAAAAATTGTAAAGTTCAACCCTGTGTGAACTGTTGCGTATTGTGTTGTTATATTATCTTCACCCGATACCGGCTCCATAACATATATTGTATTTGTTCTATTATATACAATGTCAGATGTTGCCATTGTATTAATTGTTGTTACATTATCACTTCCAACAACATCACTAATCACATAAATTGTAGAAGTTTTGGTTGCATTAATACTAGTATCGCATGTCATTTGTGAAGCAACTAGGTTGGCGGTCATTGATGATGTTGAGTAATCAACATTAGTGTAATAAACAGTCGCAACTCCATTTATATCAAATACAGAACCTATTCTAAATGGAACACCTACTATTAATGGTTGATATGTTCTGCTGTCATTTAGAGTTGAAACATGTAATGTTTCCCAATAACCATTAATGTTTGTCTCCAATGTGGTATAAAGAAAAACACTGCGATAATATTTTTTTGTATCAGTATCTGTTTCATAAAATGCTAGCGGCAATGACCATTCAATACCACTAGTATACAAATTATATGTACCAGAGCTATTGAATGGAATATTGTAATCAAAATAATCACTACCAATTAAACTATATGACATAACATATAAATTGCTATCATTACTGACCGCAACATTCAAAGGTGTTTCTATGCCAATATCATTATTTTTGAATATATCCGTTGGGGTTGAATATATGATTACGTCTTTATATTGTTCGTTATACTTTCCCTTGTCTATCCAAAAACGAAAAATACGATCACGAGATGAACCATCAATTACGTAGTGTGCTTGTGTTTGAGAATCTATTAATAATGTAATGGGGTCGCCACTAATCAATTCCCAAAGGAATGTGTGACCTGACATATTACCAATAACAGTAGATTCCAAATAAACAATAGGATCACATATTCGCTGTTGGTCATCACCTGCTGAAACTAAAACAATATCATTTTGTGGACGTACAGGAATAATAGCCATCGTTCCGTATACTGGATTTTGTGTTGTAGTTACAGAGTTTTGTTTTATATCAATAATATCATCTAATAGTGTATTAGATGAATTGAACAAACCAACTCCTATTTTTGCTGGGACGGGTGTATCAAACGGTAAGTTTGGATAGTTGAAACTCATCCAACGAATGTTGGAACTGTCATTCTTATATCGTATGCTATTAACACGTTCAACATATGCTGACCCTACAATGCTGTATGTTGGGGTTCCTGTTATTGAGTCATTAACGGTATATGCTAAAAGTTTTCCATTTTCAACATATGAGTTTATAGCATCATTGGCTTCAACACTATGATTTATTGATGTTGGGAAACTTACATATTCTTCGATGAATATTTTTTCAAATATATCATATTCATCATAACTAGGAGTATAAAAGGTAGGGTTTAACGTCTTTAACTTAGTAGTGAATAAAATACGAGTTCCTACGTTGTTAAACACGGCTTTTCTTATAACGCCTTCATATTGGTTATTAGATGAAAACAATTGTTGGTTCATATTGTAATTAATACGTATGGTCGTATTATTTTGTGTGTCTCTAAAAAACCAATCAACATCAGTATTTGTGTCACCTGAAACAATGTCATTACTGAAACTGGTAAACGCCAATGTATCATTTGTTACCCATGTGTATCCTAATACATTGCTTGATATATTTCCATTAGTTGCAGATTTAGATACACGGGTTAATATTCTTGTATCTAAATCTTTGAAATACAAATTATCTATAGGGTTTGTTGACGAAGGATCAATATTATATGAGTTTGATATAAATGCTACCTTAGTTCCATCAGGCGAAAATGTAGCATTTTTGGAATAACCATTACCATAAATAGTCTCTAAGCTATTTTCATTCAACGGTATTATTGTATCGTTCGAAAAGTCATAAACGAAATCATCTACTAATCCATTTGTGTCTGAAGTTATAGAAGTTCCGGTGGTTATGCGAAATAACATCTTGGTTCCATCATCAGACCAAGTTAGTGTTTCAGGTGTAACAATACCAAAACCAAGAATTTCTGGCAATTCTTGCACACGTTGTATTGATGTATCCACCATATTTTTTATGACAAATCCCAATTCATATGAATAGAAAGAAACTTTATTTGGAGCAACCGCAATGTTTATACAGCTACCAATAAAATAAGGTGTTATGTTGGTGTCTTCTTTTCTGGAAACGTGAATTATGTTTCCAGAAGAAATGTTTTTCATATAAACTTCATAATGTGAATTTATATTAATACCACTTACTAAATTATTAGAAAGGGTAACAAAAACAACGTTGTCATTATCATACCATAATGCTTCGTTTCTGTCTATATTATTGCCAAAAACAGAAGATGTGGATGAAACACGGGTAAATGACGTATCAACAAAATCATATACATACCATCTATTTCCACTTGGATTTTGCGCAGATAAAATCGTATCAGCGGGTATTAAATTTGTTGATGTAGTTAGAAAAAGTATTTTGGAACCATCAGGAGAAAATGCCGCATTGTATACCAATTCGTTTAACGTAGTGTTTGGTGGAAGTGGACAACTACCGTTTCCGCTGTTTATCTGAAATAAATCATTTGTTATTAAGTTTTTACAATATAATTGGTAAGTAGATAGATATGTATCGTTTTGATAGTCATAGTCTTGAACCCAAAAAGCAACTTTAGTGCCATCTGGTGAATAAAACGGATACAAACAAGTTGAATGTATAAGAAGACCATTCTCTTGAATTGAAATAATGTTTAGTGTTTTATCCAATAATACTTGCATTTTACCTTCTCATTTTTGTCTATTTACAATAGGAGTGTTTATGACAGATTTATACCAAAATTTAAACAAACTTACTAGCAATCGTGCAACCCTAGAGTTTTCAGCATTTCCACATTTGAGTTTTACATTACAACGTTATCCTTTACCCGGAATAAATCTTGGGGTCGCCCAACAATCTTCGCCTTTATTTGATAAACCGATTTATGGTGACAAATTATATTTTGGTGACTTATATTTGGAGTTTGCTGTTAGTGAAAACATGCAGAATTGGTATGAGGTATTTAAGTGGATGTGGGGTATAGCCAATCCGTCAGAACATCCTATCAGTGCAGAATTCACATATGTTGACGCAGCAATGACAATATACACCAGCCATAATAATCCAATGATGAAGGTTACATTTATGGATGTGGTTCCTGTCTCTTTGGGTGAACTTGATTTTAGTGAACAAACATCAGAAACTATGGAAATATACAGCATGTTGATATTGAAATATCAACGTTACGAAATAGAGTTTTATGACGTTTGACTTTGTATGTTTTTTATGGTACAATTCGGAGTGAAATTATGAATGATTTATATGCTATTTTGATTGTTGGGATGACAGTGTTAGTTCCGGGTTTACCATTGTTGGTTAGCTGTTATTATCACTATTATAGTAAATGTTTGAAATGAAGGATTGAAATGTTATTAGAAGATATAGAAAAGCAATGGGCGGAAGACGTTGAAATTAATCCTCTTAAATTGGACTCTGAAAGTCTAAAGATACCAAAACTACATGCTAAGTATTACAAAATACTTGTGCATGAAAAAATGGTTTTGATAAAGCTGAAAACAAAACTAGAAGAAAAGGAACATGTTTTAGAACAGTTTTATAATAAAACACTAACGATTGAAGAATTGAATCATTATAATCTTCCTCTAGTTCAGGATAAAAAAGTAATGCGACAGGACATACCAACTGTTATTGCCAATAGACCTGACGTGATAGAATTAAAAACAAAGGTGGGGGTTCAACACATAAAAATTGAATTCCTAGAATCTATTTTAAAAAGCATTCAAGGAAGAAACTGGAATATCAGGGACGCAATTGAGTGGAGAAAGTTTGAAAATGGGTCATACTAATAAGAAGGGCTGCTGTGGTGCATGCCCTTTTGCTTTTACGGATGAATCGGAATACGTACAGGGTCTTGGTTGTCTTCCAGAACCATATGACATTAAGAAGATGAAGGAAGAAAGTGGGCATAATTGGGCATGTCATGAAGATGAAACTAAGATATGCACCGGATATGTACTTCACGCTAAAAAATATTGGCCACACCATGATGTAAAAAGTGGTGGTCTTATATCTTATACCAATTGGCATCAATTTGGCCCAGAAGAAGCCATGAGACTAGCTGGTTTACAAAACAATACACAAGAATAATTGTATTCAAATATATTTTATTGTATAATTTAATTTTTAGGAGAACAACATGTTCAAATGGTCATTTGATGTTCTTAATTGCAGCCCTAAAAGGGTATATGAAGAATACAGTGCATATAAAGTTTTCAATTTTAAACGTTGCTATGAAACAATCGACAGATATGCTACAAAAGACATGTATGTTGAAGTTGGTATACTCGAAGATTGGCATTCTACCAGTGATATATTGGTTGAAAATGGCGTGTTAAATGAAAATGTAGATTTTCAACAATGGTCTACACGTGGGACGCCAGCAATGAAAATTAATGGTTCTGTTGTACCATGTTTTATATATTCTAACGGTACTGCGTATAATAGAAATTATTCATATTGGAAAGCTGCCGCTAAAGTTAGATTGGAAATGTTAGACCGAAAGGTGTTTGAATGAAGGTTATTAAGAAGTACACACAAGAAAATATTGAAGACTTGTTTTTACGAGCATGTAAGAGCAAATATAGCATGCATAAAGTTGAAATGGTCTATCGTCGTTTTTACTCAAAGCAACCAATTCGTTATAAGATGTTGGCAAATATACTGTCACGATTGATAGACAACCGTTTGACCATCACGATTGATCGTCTTGAACTTATAGATGACATTCGACCGCATAAAATCAGCTTGAAGCAAGATAACCGTGAAGTAAGTGATGAAAGCTATTATGAGCAAGTATGTTTATTTTTCGTCAATAAGATAACATTGGCTGAAATACATCAAGTAAAGGATTATAAAATACCAGCTTATTGGAGAAATTATGAAAAATACGAAACTGGAATATCCATTAAAAGTAATTAATCTTTGGGGCGGCCCCGGATCGGGAAAATCTACTACAGCAGCAGGTCTTTTTCATTTAATGAAAAAGAAACATTATGATGTTGAGTTGATTACAGAATATGCAAAAGACATGGTTTGGGAAAGACAACACCCTGACCATTTCACGAATCAAGTTTATATTTCCGCAACCCAGAATAATAAACAACTGAACTTGGTTTCACATAATGTTGAATATTGTATTACTGATAGTCCAGTATTAATGTCTGCTTTGTATAGACCAAAAAACTATTACAAGAACTTTCTCCCTTTGTTGTTGGAAATGCACCATTCATACCAAAATATCAACTTTTTCTTACAACGTGATTTTGAATATGTTGAAAAAGGAAGAAACAAAACCGAAAAACAAGCACAGAAACTTTCAAATAAAATTTTAAAGTTTTTGGATAAACACAACATAGAGTATCATATCATCAAAACAGATTATGATACATCCAATAAAATATTTGAGATTATTAATGCAAAAAATTGATTGCTGGGAAATATGTGGTATACTAAACAGTGGAAGTCCTCATGAGGACTTCTATACATGTATCCCGTCAAAAGCAAATCATTTACACATCAATGGTACAATTATTGATGGAGACAATGAAATTATTCATTTAATTGGTACAATTTTTGAATTGATAGAAACAGAAAACAACCACATAATCCGTGTAGATAACGACGAAAAATATATTTTGGGCGATGTTAGTGATCGTTATGAATATGAACTTGGTTATGCGAATGGCGGAATTTTAAAAGAACTTATAGAAGTTTGTAAAAAGAAAGGTATGTATAAATGCAAATTATAAATGATTGGGTGTTATTTGAACAAACCATGCCATATGAGCTTGTGGCACCAACGCAAATACCGTTTCGTGTTTATGGTAAAATAAGTTCATATTGGGATGTTCCTGTGTCATTTAAACAAAAACCTATTGACTTTGTTGAAGAAGGTGAAATAATGACAACCACTATTGTAAAAATTCTTTATGAAAACGGCAATGCTTTTTTTGTTACTAATGATGGTTATTATTTCGTCATTGGGAAAGTTAATAAAGAATATAATAAGAAGTATCACTCTGCATATATTACACTTTTCGACAAAATGCAGGAAGCAGGATTATGTGAACATGTATGGACGGTGCCGGAAACCTTGTGGGATAAAAAGTTTGCAGAAAGCGTAACATTATCTCTTATGTGGTATGATGGATATATTTCATTTTTATCGGAAAGTGATGGAAAGCACTATTACTTTAATCTATGCGATGCGGAACCTGCGGGAAATGAACAATATTATCGTGTTTATAAAGGATTTGAAGTATCAGAAGATTTAATTAAAAAAATTAAATTAATGTATTCTTCACCAAATGAAAACTTACTAGGTGACGTTGAAAAATTAATACATGAAAATGGCATGAAGGTGGTTACATATACAAAATGGTGAAACTTATTTCACCATGTATTGTTGATTATTCATACACCATATAGCATAAGCATCTACCATATCCGATACAGGGTTCCCTACATCATTTGGTTCTGATGGGTCGCCTATAGCCATATGAATATCATATGGACAAATCTTTTTAAATGAAAGAAACATCATACCTTTGTTAGAATTACCGCTTCCTGTAAAATATTTTTTTATCTGGGTTGGTGCCAATACATCATAAGGTATGTCATTTTTATACATCTTATATTTCAATACTTCTGTATTTTCAGCAATTTGAAATACTTGACCGGCAGAACTGCCATATGCATATCCCTCCATCATAACATGATCAACTTTTTCAGTTTTAAGTATTTCCATGAATAGTTCTGAAAGACGATCATATCTTTCCTGATCTGTTTTCCACAACGGATATGTCAACAAAGTTATTTGTGATTTATTTGAATAATGTCTTTTTTTAGTTGCAAATGAATAAAATTTAAGGTCATCAAAAGACGACCCTACCTTTCCAATAACTAAAGCTGGACATGTTATAGAATAATCTATACCAGCTAAAATCATTTTATTCCCCTGTGTTATTTAAATTATGTAACAAGTTAGTATGACGTTGTTGTTCTGCCTCACCTTTAACTTGATGTCTAATTGCAGATGCTAGGTTTCCATTGGTCGCATGTTGTTTCGCCATAGAAAAATGGTACTGAGCTAGATGGTGACTTACTTCTGCGTGTGCATTGTTAATTATATTCTGGTGCCTTAGCTGTTTTTCAGTGTCACCGTTTTCATGATGAAAACGCACCATGTCTTTACTATGGTTTATAATATGACCGTACATCTTTGCAGCAGCTATATGATGTTCTGGGCTTCCCACGGGATGACTGTCCATTTCAACTTTACTAGCATGCATATTGCGCATATCATTGAAATCTTCATCCAACCCCTGTGCAAAAAACTTGTATGAGCTTCTTTCTAAAGGGTTTAAGTTTATTTCATTTTCAATATCATTAAAATCGACATTATCAGGTTTAACTACGTTAGTTTCCATCATTAGTCCTCAATCTCTATATCCAATTCTTCTCCGCAATACGGACAATAGTGTATGTTGTAATCGGAATGTAATTCCTTTATTTTAAATTCTGATTCGCAAGATATGCAAATTATTTCCACGTTTTTTTCTCCGATAAAGTCCATTTATATCTCCATAATAAAAAAGAAGATATTATATCTTCTATATACAAAATAAAATAAAAAGCCAATGTTTTAGCATTGGCTTTTTTGTTTACACACGTTTTACTAATTCAGGGTTTGTATCGTATTGTTTTTCAATGGCTCTTACCCATGCCCCGCAAAGACCAGAACGAACAATATCATCAGAATCAAACTCGGCGATGCCAGTCAATTCACCCAATGATTTATATTTGTTAACCATACGCAAGGCCCATTCAAGACCATTTGATGTTCCAATATCTGATTGACGTATATCACCATCTATAACAACTTTTGAGTTTTCACCAGTACGTGTTACAAATGCAGTCATTTCTTTAACAGTAGTGTTTTGTGCTTCTGTTAAAAGAATCAATGAATTGTTCAATGATCTACCACGAATAACTTCAAAAGGAACAATTTCTATATCACCATTTTTCAAGGCGATGCCGTATGCTTCTGGCCCCATATGCATTTTTAAAATATTAATTGTTTCAGCCAACCACACACTCATTTTTTCTTCTAATGTTCCGGGGAAGAAACCAATTGACGTTTCAACAGCAACAGTGGGTCTTGTTATAATTATTTTATCATAATTACCCTTGATAAACTCATGCGCAGCAAAAGTTGTTGTCACATAAGTTTTACCAGTACCAGCAGGCCCATAAACCAATACTTGATCGTAGGTTTCTAATGCGTGTATCAAATTATATTGTGCTTCTGTTTTCGCTTGCAATGGTTTCAAGCTTGATATTTTATTTTGGTGGTGGCGCTCGGCCTTTTGGTGGGTGGGTTGTTCTTGAACAGCGGTTTTACGTTGTTTACGCTCTAACCTTGCAAGTTGGCGAGGGGTTAGATAATCGCTGATATCACTTATGTTTTCTTCTGTTATCACACGCTTGTTACGCATAATGCATTCCTTTGTTAATGGTTAATATAAAACTCTACTCTCCAATTATTTTCTAAATTGGAATTGTTGTGTTTGGTTCAATGTACTTGCCAATTGCGAGGCCATACTCATAAGTCTTCTGGAAGTTTGAACGTCTCCTTTTAATAGATATACGTTTGACAATGATTTGAGATGAAGATATAGACTTTGATAGCTGGTTTGAATGATTTGTTGAAAATCATCTTGTGTATTGATATTGCGAATGTCGGTCATGACCGTTTCTGAAAGAGTTTTAATTCCTAAAAAGTCGTTATAACTTATCATAAAATCCCCGTGTAAAAAGTTCATGTAGATATATGTGTAACGTCTACATGTTTTTATTTACGTTACCAACAAATATATTTTCACACATAAAGGAACAGAATTGAATGAGTATTGTACATTTAGAATCAATTAACGAATCTTTTGTTAGATTGAATACTGACGTTTCCATTTTGAGGGAACTTTCCACTAAGTTTTCTTTCAGAGTAGAAGGTTATCAATTCATGACACGCTATAAAGCTGGTGTATGGGATGGTTATATCCGACCAATCAACACAAAAAACGGATACTGTCCAAAAGGTATTGTGCCAAAGGTAATTCAGTATTTGAAAGACAACGATTATCAGTTTACTTTAGATGAAGGATTCTCACGCTTCAAAGAAAAAATAAAGTTTGATTACAAAACGCTACAACTTCCTCATGAGCCACATGATTACCAATTAAACGCTTTGGAAATATTCACTAGCAAAAAACGCCAAGTTATTCTTAGCGCCACTGGTTCTGGTAAGTCAATGACAATTTACATGATGATTCATTCTATTCTTGACTATATGGAAGAAGACAGAAAAATATTGATATTGGTTCCTACAGTGGGCCTTGTAACACAGCTTTTCAACGACTTTAAAGATTACTCAGTCAACAATAAATGGGATGTTGATGGAAGTGTTCACATGATCATGGGTGGAAAAGATAAAAATTCTTCAAAAAAGATTTATATCAGCACTTGGCAAAGCATTTATAACATCAAAGATAACGACTATTTTGAGCGTTTTGAAGCTATCATTGCCGATGAATGTCATACCTGTGCGGCAGCATCGTTATCAGCCATCATGGAACGCTCTATAAACGCATTCTACCGTGTTGGAGTGTCCGGGACACTCGACGGGTCACTTATAGCTGAAACGGCCCTTATAGGCCATTTTGGGCCTATTAGAAGGGTGTCTTCTACTAGTGATCTAATCGAAAGAAATATATTGGCAAAATTGAAAATATTTTTGTTGACTTTAAAGTATCCAGATGATATCGTAAAAGAGACAAAGTATTTTGATTATGCTGCGGAAATGGATTGGATTGTCCGCAATGATTACCGTAATAGATACATTAGTAAGTTGGCAAAATCATTAAATGGAAATACACTTATACTTATTCAATATATTGAAAAACAGGGTCGTGTTTTAGAACAAATGTTAAAAGAAACATGCCCTGATAAACAAGTCTATTTTGTTTATGGGGGAACTGATGCTGATGATCGTGAATCTGTTCGTAAAATTGCTGAATCACATTCGAATGTGATAATTTTGGCATCGTATCCTGTTTTCCAAGCTGGTGTCAATATTCGTAACTTACCAAATTTGATTTTGGGGTCGCCAACAAAATCTGTTATTAGATTGCTACAATCAATTGGCCGTGGGTTGAGAAAACACGATGATAAAGAATATTGCCGTGTCTTTGATATTGCCGACGATTTGCGTGGCAGTCGCAAAAAACTTAATTATACACTTAAACATTGTTTAGAACGTTTGAAAATATATCAAAACGAAGGATTCGATGTTATTGAAAAAACAATTAATACAAAATAAAGGAAATATATGAGTCTATTTTTATCTTTAACCCATGACGAACTTCAAGAGAATTTCAAAACGTCAATATTGTGTGTTTTAACACTGGTCAACTCAGACACTATCATATGCAATGCAAAAGAAATCCGGAGAAAAAACGATATTGTTTAACCCGGTTTTAATGGAGGGTTATGTTGATGAAAACCAAGTTTTCCAATACTTCTTCAAACCTATATGCATGGCTTCAAAAGATAATTTCACTGTTATTGATAGTAGTAAAATATTATATGCATCATCAATTGATGCTAGTTTTAAAGCAGATTATATTGAATATCAAAAAACACGCATTCAAAAACAACTTGATGCAAAGGCTGAAAGTGAAAAAATGAATGTGGATGATACAGATTCTTCAAATGTTGTGCAGTTAAATAAACGACAATTACACTAAAAGAAAAAGGAGCTTATGCTCCTTTTTTTACGTGAATCCTAAAACCAAGCAATCTACGTTTACGTGCAATACGATGGGCAATTTGTTGCGCATGCTCTTTATTAATTGCATAATTTATCTTGAACTTTTTCTTAACACGTTTCCTATCACCACGTTTCACATGAGAATATTCCACCTCAAACGAATCATGAAAGCTTTCAGACATTGGTGGTGTAGGAATTGGATGATGTAATTCACCACTACCAAACTTTCTAATATATTCATCACGAGACGAAACATGTAAGTTTTCTGGGTCTACATGATGAGCCTTTGGATTGTCATGAAAAAAATGCTTTTGCATGTTGGCAATAGCATGTTTTAAAACCGTAGCGTTTTTATGTCTGAAAAAAACTTTACCATGACTATCATGCACGATATAATCAGCATTGACTGCACCTACGTCTTCAAACAATTTAATTTCATCTAATTTATTTTCTATAGACTCATACAAAACATGTTTTGATTTAGTTGGCTCAGTTTTCTTACCAAAATCACGAGCAAATGGAGATATATGATAAGTAGCTACCATATGTTTATGCTCAGTCGATTCCGCCGATGTAATTAAATCGCCTCCGGGATGAACCATAACAAAATGATATGGGTCATGACGTATAACAGTTGATTTTGGATTAATATCACGCAATTTAGCCTCCAATTTACGGGAGGCTAACTCAGCGGGTTCATCATGTTTATATTCTGAGAAAAAACGACCGTTTTCCATATCAGAAAGTTCTTTATATGAGGTTGCGGACTCATTTAGATTGACTAAAATATCTAGAATATTCATATCCGTTTCCTACTCCAATATATTATTGCGGGGTATATGTTATGGTTTGATAGTAATAAGAAGAACCGCCAATTTTTGAAATGACGACCCCACCAACAACATCCCAACCATCAGTTGTAAAAACATTAACCTTGGTAACTAAATCATCTAATGTTGCAATTGCTGTTGCCGAGCTTCCACCACCACCAGTAATAGTAACAGTTGGGGTAGCCGAATATCCCTTACCGGAATCTAACATTACGATAGAGACAACACTACCATCTTCAATAACTGCAAATGCGGATGCCCCGTGGCCGGTAGTATCTCCGTTTGCAGGGGTAATGGTAACAGTTGGCACCGAAGTATAACCACTGCCAGCTTGGTCTACAGCGATACTTTCAACACCACCATTTGTCAAGTTTCTTGACGAAATAACTTTATAATCCATTTTTTAACCTTCCTTTTTCATTTTAATAATATCTTCTGGGGATAATGTTTTTTCAACTTTTATAGCGTGATCCATATTATAATTTGGTGCCCACATATGGCGCTTAGGGTTGTTAACATTGTTTATGTCATGGTATCCGACCATATCACCAACGGATATATTTTTATTGGTTGTATCCATTTCATGTACACTTTTTGGTATCATTGTATAGTATCTTCCCTTCGGAGAAACTTTAACATTTGGTAATTTTTTAACATCTTCTTCCGCACCAGCAGGAACATGTAATAATGCATAATGGTCATTCTTCTCTTGGTGTGCTGTTTTTCTTGCACCAACAAACTCAGCATCCACGCCCGGTAATACTTTACTCATGACACTCTTTCTATATTTTGGCAATTCACGACTTCTGTAATCTTCATCTGAAATAACTTCTGAATCGTCATGTGATGAATGATAAGAAGGGAATAAAGCATTTGCCTTATCATGGTCATCTTTTGTTACTGGAACTGCATAAGTATGTTCACCAACCTTGATACCTTCATGTGCTGGGGTGTCAAGTGGTGTATGCGACTTCACAACCAAATAATGATCTTTTTTAGGAGGTGTATACGCAGGGTATGATTTAGATGGGCGGCGCATTACTTCGTCATTTTCACGTTCCTTTTCACCATGCCACAAATGAGGCATGTAATGGCTGTTATATCGGTTTCCAAATTTTGCTTCCGATAAACTTTTACCCTCTGACACTGGTTGTTCTACATTTTCTTTAGCTTTAGAACGATTTGATGGACGTTCTACCAATATGACATGTTTACCTTGTTTATTTGAATGGACAATTGCTATTTCATTTCCATTCGAAGAAATCATTTTGAACTCATCATTGTTAATACGTGAAAAAGAAGATTTTGGGTATTTTCTCTTCATGATTGACTCTATATCACGTGAGTTTTGATCTGGTGCAACTACAACATAACGATTTTTTCCATCATTTAAATCTAAATCATTAACGGAATCTTCCCCACCGGAATATACTTGATCCCCGGTAGAATCGTTATCGGTGAAATCAGGTCTAACCCCATAATATGAACGGCTCTTTTTTTCATCTGACTTTGATAATGTTACATCGTTTTCCATATTACTTACCTTCAATTGGTTTACTGTATTTATATTACTTCTTTTTTTACAGGAATAAAAAAAGAGTCCGAAGACTCTTTTTTATTAAATCACACTAATATTGCTATTAGGATGCAGCACCTGCCAAGTTTTCGATACGAACACGGCGGTAGTAGACGTTTGCGTTAGCAGTCAATGCACCGTTGGAAACAGCGTTTCCGTTCACGTCGATATTAGCAAATGGGTTGCTTGCCAAACCGTAACGGGTTTTAAAACCAATCTTAGGTTGGAAGCTATCTTCACTAACAGCTTTGTAAAGTTGCAATGGGATGTATGGGCAGTAGTAGATACCTGCGTCATATTGGTTAGCACCCTTGTAACCGACAACGTAGAAGTTACCAACTGCGTATGGGTCGATATAAACACGATACTTACCGTTCAACACACCAGCGAATGTATTACCAGTATCATCAATTTGCAAGTCAGTAGACAATGCAGGTTGATAATCCAACATACCGGACATTGCAAGAGCAGAAGCTACGTCAGACGAACAGATAATGAAATTACCTTTACCGTTACGAGTTTCTTTAGCGATTGCGTTAGCATCACGGTCGATCTGGAACAACATACCTTGGAATTTTTCTTTTGACCAACGACCGTTAGAGTCAGTGTCAAGGTCGAAAATACCGGGTGTTGACAAATCAGTGTTTTGTGCACCAACCTTAGCAGTAACATAAATTGTACGAATAACTTCACGGTTCAAATCAGCCAACAATTGTGCGGACAAAATGTTTGCCAATTCAGTTTCAGCGTCAAGACCATGAATCTGCTTCAAATCTTGTGCCAATTCAACAGTATAAGTTGCCTTCAATGCACGGGTCTTTGTCTGAACAGTGAACGAATCAATGTCGAAGCCCATTTCACCGAATGCATCACCTGTATCTGTACCCAAAGCTTCACCAGTAGCAGTTGCCATACCAGTACCAGAAGTATATGTTCCGGGAACGCCAAGGTTAAGAACAGATGGATCAGTACCACCATGAGAACCAGTACCAGAGAATGCAGTATTAGCTTCACGATAGAAAGCATCAGTACGAGTTGCACCAGCGATGTATTTTGGCTTGTAAGCGAAAACCAAACCAGATGGGCCAGTCAAAGGCTGAACACCACAAACATCATAAGCGATCAAGTTTGGCATAGAACGACGAACCAAATTAATCAAGATTGGGTCATATTTTGCGACATTTGCAGTTACGTTGCTTGCAGCAGCATCTTCATTCAAAGTACCACCGAATGCATCAACAGCAGTCGAATTTTTTAGTTGGTTTTCCAACAAGGTAGCTGTAGTCTTACGACGGTGAGCATCCTTAATCTTAGGATAGTCACTGTGTTCAAGAACCGCTTGCCACTTTTGAACTAAATCAGTCATTTCGATTTCCTCTATAATTTTAAAAATTTGTTTAATCTTATTTATTTACTGACAAAAAAAGTTTTGAAAATTTTTCGTTTTGTAAACAATAAGTTGTTATACTTT